GTTTAAACTTGATGGGTCAAATGCTGTTGTGGAATTGACCTATGGGGGGGGTGGTACTGCACCAACCATTACCGCAAGCAATTGGCAATGTGCCTCTTTAAATCAGATCACTTATTTCTTTCAGTCAGGCTTTAACGCACTGATCTATGACCCTGCTGTATCTACAACGACATACCGTAGGGTGTCAGAGAAGACAGGGTATGTGGCAACAGTGCCTGATGCAGACATTGTGATTTCAGCATTTGGTCGTTTGTGGGTTGCTAATACAACTACAAATAACTCAACTGTTTACTTCAGTGACTTGATTGCTGGTCATGTTTGGTCAACAGGGACTGCTGGTTCTTTGGATGTATCAAGGGTGTGGGTAAATGGTTCAGACCAGATCACTGGTTTGGCGGCACACAATGGTTTCTTGTTCATTTTTGGTAAGCGTCAAATCTTGGTGTATGCCAATGCCACTACCCCTGCAACCATGCAGTTGAGCGACACTGTAGAGGGTATTGGTTGCATTGCCAGAGACAGTATTCAAACCACTAGCACTGATGTGTTGTTCTTATCAAACTCTGGTGTCAGATCGTTGATGAGAACGATTCAAGAGAAGTCTGCGCCTGAGAGAGACTTGTCTAAGAACATTCGCAACGACTTGATGGGTACGGTAGCTGGCGAGACAATGGCAAACATTAAGTCTGTTTACAGTGAGAAACAGGCGTTTTATTTGTTGGTGACTCCAAGCATTGACACTACTTGGGTGTTTGATACCAAGGCTTATTTGCCTGATGGTGCGGCTAGGGTAACGGTTTGGGATTCAATCACGCCTACAGCCTTGTTGTCTAAGCGTGATGGTAGTTTGTTGTTGGGTCAGAATGGTTATGTGGCTTTGTACAACACTTACCAAGACCACACCGATACCTATCGTATGCTGTACTACACAAATCATGCTGATCTTGGCAATCAGAATGTGACTTCAATCTTGAAGAAGTTGTCTACGGTTGTGATTGGTGGCACAAACCAAACAGTGACATTCAAGTGGGGTTTTGACTTCAAAACCAATTACTTGTCTGACAACGCAACGATTCCAGAGCAAGATGTTTACTACTACGGTATTGCCGAGTATGGGGCAAATGCCACAACGATTGCTTACTACTCTGATGGTGTTGCCATTCAAACATTGACTGTTTCGGCATCGGGTGCTGGAAAGATTGTGCAAACAGGCTATGAGACTGACATCAATGGAACTGCTTTGTCGATTCAAAAGATTGAGATTCTTGCCAAACAAGGCAAACTGAGTTAAAGGACAGTTATGACAAATGTTTTAAAACTTGCTCAATTTACGAAAGTTTGCAATAGTTGCAAAGAAGAAAAGCCGTTTTTTCAATTCACTAAAAATAAAGCCGCTCCCGATGGTTTGCAATATAAATGTAGAGCCTGTGATATTGAATATCAAGCAAAACGTAGAGTTCAAAATTATCAAGAGGGTCTTGAATATTCTAGAACATATCAACGTAATCGTCGCCAAAACTTTGACTATCGTTTACAAATGCTAATTAACGCATCAAAACAACGTGCAAAAGATAAGAATCGTGAACATACAATTACTGTTGAGGATGTAAAATCAATTTATCCCAAAGATGGTTGTTGCCCTATTTTTGGAATAAAACTTGAATTTAATAATGCAGGTTTTAGAGAAACAAGTCCAAGTATTGATCGTATAGACTCAACTAAAGGCTATACACCAAATAACATTCAAATTATTTCTTGGAAGGCAAATCGCATAAAAGGTTATGCGTCTACACAAGAGATTGAAATGTTGTTAGCTTATCTGACACAAGGAGAATAATTTTGAGCAATTATACAAAGTCCACTAACTTTGCAACCAAGGATGCTTTAGCTTCTGGCAATCCTTTGAAGATTGTCAAAGGTACTGAGATTGATACTGAGTTCAACAACATTGCTACTGCTGTTGCGACTAAGGCAGACTTGGCAAGTCCTACCTTTACTGGTACGCCTACATTGCCTACAGGTACGGTTGCTGTTACTCAGTCTTCTGGCAGTAATACAACCACTATAGCAACCACTGCTTTTGTTCAAACAGCAATTGCTTTGTTGTATCCAGTAGGTTCAATCTACACAAATGCTTCTGTCAGCACTAACCCTGCAACATTGCTTGGTTTTGGTACATGGACTGCATTTGGTGCTGGTCGTGTCATGGTTGGTTTTGATGCGAGTAATGCACTGTTTGACACTGCGGAAGAAACTGGCGGTAGTGCAGATGCAATTACTGTTAGCCACACTCACACTGCAACATCAACCGTTACTGATGCTGGACACAATCATACATATGCAGTACCAACTAGTGCTGGTGGTGCTGGAAATATTGCGTCTGGTGGTTCAACTTTAGGAAATCCAACTACATCTACTGCAACAACAGGAATCACAGTTGCAACAACTGTTGCTAGTGCTGGTTCAAGTGGCACAAATGCTAACTACCAACCGTACATTACTGTGTACATCTGGAAAAGAACGGCATGAAAAACCCTGAAATATTGCATCACTTCTCTGACGGGCTGTATGCCAAGCAGTCATGTTTCCCTGCTGGCATGGCTATCTTGAAGCATACGCATGACTTCAGCCACTTGTCGATATTGGCACAGGGTAAGGTTGCTGTATTGCGTGGAAATGAGATTGATATTGTTGAAGCACCAGCGTGTATTGAAATTAAAGCAGGGTTGACTCATGGAGTCAAAGCAATAACAGATTGTGTTTGGTTTTGTATTCACGCCACTGACGAGAAAGACCCGTCTAAAGTGGATGAAATTTTGATTAAGGGAGATTGATATGCCTATAGCCGCCGCCGCAATTATGGGGGGTGCATCACTGCTTGGCGGTTCGATGCAAAGTAAAGCCGCTGGAGATGCGGCACGACAATCCGCACAAGCGCAACTTGAGTCTGCACGAATTGCGGCTGAAGCGGCTAAGTTTCGCCCTGTTGGTGTAACCACTCGCTACGGCACTTCTCAGTTTCAGTTTGACCCAAGCGGTTATCTAACTGGTGCTGGCTACACAGTTTCTCCTGAACTCAAAGCCTATCAAGACCGATTACAGGCTTTGACAGGCGGTGCTTTAACTCAAGCTGAGATGGCTGGTCAACAGTATGCGCCGCTTCAGCAAGGGGCTACAGGACTGTTTGGATTGGGTCAGCAATACCTACAGCAGTCTCCACAGCAAGTAGCGGCTCAGTACATTCAACAACAACAAGATTTGCTTGCACCTAGCCGTGAGCGTCAATATGCTCAGTTGCAAAACCAGTTGTTCCAAACAGGTCGTGGTGGCTTGTCAGTAGGTGCTACAGGAATGCGCCCAAGTGGTGCTGGTGGTTTGGGTGCTACTACTCCTGAGATGGAAGCGTACTACAACGCATTGGCACAACAAGACTTGCAGTTGGCATCACAGGCTCAACAAGCTGGTCAGCAAAATGTGGCTTTTGGCACAGGATTGTTGGGTTCAGGCGCACAATTGATGGGTCAGTATCAAGCTGGTCAAGTCGGTGCTTTGAGTCCATTTACAAGCTATTTGGGTGCTGGTTCTACCATTGAGTCTCTTGGTCAACAGCCATTGGAGATGGGTTCTGTATTAGGTGGTCGTGCGGCTTCTGCTGGTGGCAATGTTGGTCAATTCTTGTTGTCTGGTGGTATGGGTGCGGCTAAGACCATTCAAGGTGCGGCTGGACAAAGTGGATTAGGTGCGGCATTGACAGGATTTGCAAACAATCCTTATGCACAACAAGGCGTATCAGATGTTTTGGGTGGAATTAACTTTGGTTTTGGTTCTACTCCTTCTGGTGCGGCTGGTTACAACATCAGCCCATCTGCATGGGGTGCGTATTATGGACAACCTTAAGGAATAAATCATGCCATACAAAATTCCAATGGATAGACTTTTTACAAGCCAATCAAACTCTGGTGATTTGGATGCTGAATCATTAAGAATTAGACAAGATGAAATGCGTAGGGCTGACATGGCACGAGAAAATTTGTTAGGTATCGCAAATACTCCTCCAAGTCTCTCTAATCTTAATAGTTTTGAGCCAGCAATTACTGAGAATATTCAATTGACTCCAAATGCTGAACCATATTCACCACTAACGGCAAGACAAGTACCATCCTCTATTGTTGGTGGAATGTTTAGCCCTGAAATCTCTCGTGCTCAAGAGATGGAATATATGCAAAGACGGCAAAGGGCTATGCAAGATGAAGCCTTGGCTTATGCACAGTTAACACCAATGCAACAAGCACAGTTTGGCTTTTATCGTGGTGGTCAACAGTTGGGTGATGTTCTTGGTGGTGCTTTGGGTGGTAAAGACCCTCAGTTGCAGATGATTGGTTTGCAACAGCAAATCTTGAGTGAACTTGACCCAAGTGACCCTGAACAACAATTGAGAGTTGCTCAGAAATATGCTAGAACTGCCCCTGATTTAGCAATGAGAATTGCCAATGAAGCAAGAACTGCATTGGTAAGAATTAAACAAGCCCAAAGTGTGACAAAACAAGGCGTTACACCCAAGATTCAAGTTGCTGAAAGAATTGCTACTGATGAAGGTTTAACAGGTGAAGCATTTAAACGCAGAGTAGCGGAACTTTTACAAAGTCCTGAGAATTTATCAGAAGCTGAAAGAAAAGGCAAAAGAGTTGCTGAAATTACTCGAATGTTAAGACCTGAGTCTGGTGGGTTATTGTTGCGCCCAGCAGAACGAGCCGCACTTGAAGCAGAACTTGCTACATATGAAAGACCTGAGAAACAACTATCTTTAACTTCTGACAGGGATGCAATTTCTGCCGAACTGTTTGACGACAAGCCTTTTGCACAAATAACACCAGCACAAAAAGCTATTGTTAACAAACGAATTGAAGAAGAAGGACGGGCAAAAGCAAGAGAGAGTGCAACTGTTGTTCCCGGAGTTAAAGAATTTAAAGACATTCCTAAACTACGGGCAGACATAATTTCTACAGTTAAGCCATTTAGAGATACTGTTAATTCAACAGATTTTGCGCTTGAAAATCTTAATTTGTCTATAAAGCAAAATAATTTTGCAGCATTTAATGCGGCTCGTGTGCAATTGGCAAAAGCATTAGCTGGTGGAGATTTAAGTCAAAAAGAAATTCAAGCGGCAGGTGGTGACCCATCTATTCTTGGTCAATTAGCTGATGTGACATCAACGGCTTTTACAGGCACACCAACAGTAGATACCCAGAAAAAAATAGAAGCCACTGTTAAAGCTATCCGCAAGGTGGCTTTACAAAAAGGTCGAGCAGAAATAGAAGCCCAAAGAACTCTTGCAAAACGATCTAATTTTACAGATGAAGATTTTGATTTAGCATCAGATATTCCTGAATTTAGAAAAACGCCTTCTAGAACACAAACAGATGCTATACCTAGTTTTGATGCTGAAAAAGAAAAACGCTATCAAGAATGGAAAGCCCAACAAAAAGGAAAAACGCCATGACAGAGCAAGAAGAATTTGAGTTTCGTCTGCGTATGGAGCAAGAGGCAGGGCAAGAGCAATCACCATTTACATTGATTGGCGATCAGCCACCACCTCCAACAATGGGTGAGTTTGCAACAGAAAGCATTGGAAGAACTTTATCTTCTATTCCTGCACTCATGGCTGAAAGCAGTGCTCTTTATGGTTTGAGTGGTGGTGAATTTCCATCTGAATTGCCACCTCAAGGAACAGCAGGACAAGCCTACACTCAGTTTCAAAGAGAATTAGGTTTAAAGCCTGAGATGCGTCCTGCAACTCAAATGCAAAGGGCTGTTGGTACAGTTCTTGGAGCAGTAGCAGACCCATTAAATCTTTTTGGCGGTGCTGGTCTTGCTAGACAAGGATTGAGCAATGTGGCTCGTGGTTTGGGTTTGTTTGAAAAAGGTGTTGGAGTACAAAGTGGCATTGCTGGAGTCAGTGCTTTAGGTGGCGAATATGGTGGCGAAGCAGGGGGACAATATTTTGGAGTTCCCGGTCAAGTAATTGGTTCGGTTATTGGTTCATTGGCATCTGGTGGAGGAAC